CGACTACGACAACGTCTGTCGCCGCTCGGAGGTCAGGCAGACGGTACGGCACCAGCCGCACATCATCGAGGTTCCATATCCATCCCCCGGCGCCATCAGGTCGTCGCTGTCGAAAGGTCTTCGGCATCCACCGCACGACCTGGTAAACGAGATCCCCGGCCGCATCGACGTAATCGTATTTCTTAACGATAAGTCGCGGCGCATTAGGCGCAGGCACAACCTCCACCTCAGCGAGCTTCCCGCCTTGTTCCGCCTCAAAGTCATAGTAGTCGCCAGTCTCCATATTCACGCTCACGCTGCCGTGCGTGCCGAAGCGCATCTCCTTCGCCGTGGACAGGCGCCGGTTAGGCTCACCAAACCGCTCGCGCGCACTCAACTCGTAGCCGCTCATGCGTCAGCCCTCTGCCGCGAGGATTGCGCGTCCGATTTGTGTGACGACTTGCGGGACGACGGCATTTCCGAGGGCTTTAAGTCTGTCCACCCTGTTGGGAACCCCATGAGCCACTCGACCCACGTCGGGTTCAGTTGCCCAGTAACCTGGTCCGCTTCCTGCACTGTCGCGTCGAGGTAGCCTTTCGTCAGGCGGTGTTTGTGGCTTTTGCTGCCAAGCGGCCCCGTCCCTTTCCACTCGGAGGCTCTCGGCGTGGGCCACATCCGCACCGCACCGCCCAGCGTCGTGCCGCGCTTCGTTCCGACCGTCTTCCCGACTCCCCTCACTTGCGGGTTGTCCTGCCCGGTTGGCGTCGGCCACATCTGCGGCGTGCCGCTGGCTTGCGTCTCCGCGTCTGGCCAAAACTTCACGAACCTGTCCAGCGACACGCTCTTGCCCGTCAGCGGGTTCAGCTTCTCGCTGCTCGTTGAATTGCGCTCGATGTGGTCGCTTGCCGTTGGTGTCGGCATCATCTTTCGCGGCGATAATCCAGACCCTGTCTCGTCTGTGCGGCGCATCAACGGCGCAAGCTGGAATGACAAATGGGACGGCGCCGTAGCCGAGGCTTTCCAGGTCAGAAAGGCTGCGCTGGAGGCCCAGCGGCTCGCCAACAAAGCCTCGCACATTTTCCCCAATGACCCATCGAGGCCGTAGGTCTCCAATAAGGGAAGCCATGACCGGCCAGAGGTCACGGTCATCTTCTGCGCCTCTCTGCTGCCCGGCGACACTCCAAGGCTGGCAGGGGAACCCGCCGCAGATGAGGTCAACTCCTCCAAGTCGATCTGTGTCGATGGTTCTAACGTCGTCGTAGATCGGGACGCCGGGCCAATGCTTTCTGAGGACGGCTTGGCAGAACGGCTCTCGCTCACAGAAGGCAACTGTCCGAAAAGCTCCTGCTGCTTCAAGCCCGAGGCTGAACCCTCCGATCCCGCTGAAGAGGTCGAGGACGGCGAAGTTTTTTTTTGAGCCATCAGAACGGCAGCGCCAAATCGTCGGGATCGCTGTCTATCTCAGCTTCCCACTTCTTGTGCCAATCGGGTCTCACCTCTGCCAAGCGCCCCACCAGACAGCGCAGGAACATGGTCCATTGCGTCTTGTTCAGCCGCCCCAGATCAGTGACGCCAATGCTGTCCAGATATTCGCCGCCCGCCTTGCCAGCTTGCAGCAGCATCTCGTCTTCTTCCTTCGTCCAATCCACCATCAAAAACCCCTTCACAAACCGAACTTGGTGCGCCCTCGAACAAAACCAGACACGTCGTCGCCGCCCTTTGCGGTAGCCAAAACCCCGCTCATATTTCCAACACGCCACGCATAAGCCGCGTGGCGTCATGCCTTCCTCGCTGCTTCAAACAAGAAGCGCGGCTCGAGCGGGTGCGTGTCCACGCGCGGGCGTCCGGGCATGTTCCACGGCTTGCCCTTTGTCTCGCCGACCTGTTTCCAGCCAGACGCGCGCAGGCTGGCTCCGCCTTCGCTTTGCATGATGTATGTGCCGACGCGCTCGTACCCGAGAGCGAACGCAGCTCGGGCCGCAGCCCCATACAAGAAGCTGCAAGCGTTGCGCGTGCCGTCAGTGCAAAGCCGCGTAACCTCTAGCGTCGCGCCGTCATCACGCGCTCTACTCACAGGTCTGCCGACAATGACGACGCCGACAATTTCATCACCCTTCGCTGCGCCGATTGAAAACTTGTGACCGACAACAGGCTCATGGTGTCTGTGATGCTGACGCACAAACTCATTGGCTTCCGCGAGCGTGATCGGCACGGTTGCTAGACCCATCAGTCATCCCCCCAAGGATCGACCGCGACCTCGCCCGAACCGCCGCAGCGCTCGCACTCCTGCCGCCGGGTCCGTATCTCGACCCAGCGATCCGGCGTGTAACCACCAACCTCGTACTCCCAGAGCGTCTCGCCTTCGCCCTCGCACTCGGGACACTCGCGCCACTGGCACGGCCCTGGATGCCGCAGGCGGTCGCAATCGGGACACATCATGCGAGCGAACTCCGCACCGACCAGGACGTGCAGCCCTCGGCCTGCGTCTCCGGCGACAGCACCTCGTCATGCAGCGTGCAATGCCACTGCGGCCCGTCCACGGGCCGCGCGTGGCGACATGTCCGACAGTTCTGATCGACAGCCCTGCCCTCGTGGCAAACGGATCGGTAATCGCACCACCGGCACTCAAATGCGTTGGGGCTCTCGCTCACACGCGCCGGAAGCTCATCGACATGCTCGACCATGTCGCGCAGCCGCTCGGCGTAGAACTCGGCTTCGTCACGCACCAGCTCGGTGCGGCAGGCGTCCCAGTCACGGCAACCGGCTGACGCAACGACGCACCAGTGCCGCGTGTACCCGCCGTAGAGCATGTAGAGCTGGGCCTGCACCCAGTACACGAAGTTCCATTGGCGCAGCGTGGCCTTGCTGCCGTCACGCTCCTTGAGCTTCCGAAATTCAGCGAGCTTCTTCTCGCTGGTGATCTTGCACTCCCAAACGTGCGTCGTCTTGGGAGCCGCTGGATGATGATAGACAACGCCATCCATGTGACCGCGCACATGCCCGCCCGCGTCTGTCACCTCGAACTGCCTGCCGGTCTCGGGGTTCCGCGTCATCAGTGTGACGCCGTCCACCATCTGCAGGCGCGCCGCGACGACATCCTCACCTCGGTTGCCGTCATCGATCGCCTTGAGGCCGCGCGCCTTGATCGCGTCACCGCCAGCCCACAACCAGTTGTAATACTGCTCGCGCGCGCATCGCCCTGCGCCCGACATGCCCAGGTGCAGCCGCTTGGGGCGAGCCGCCTCACGGCGCTCCAGCTCCTCGTCAGCAGCGACCAGCACTGGGTCTATGTCTGTGACTTCAATCTTGACCAACTCGTCCTCCGCTCGCCAAAAGGGTGGGGGCGCCGCCCTGGCAGCAGCGCCCCCAAGGCACTATCCCCGCCACGCTGGCGCAGCACCGCCAGCAGCAGGGGCAGGCGCAGCGGCGGGAGGAGATACCGCTGGCGCTGGGGACGCCGCCGAGGCTGGCGACGAATAGGATTTGATTTCGTTGCGTGTCGGGTCCGACTTCTGAAAGCCGACGTTGACCTTCACTGGGCGCGCGACGAGCTGATCGGTGTCGTTGATCTTGCCCAAGCCGAGCGCCACGCCGATCTCATTGAGCTTGCGCTGCGCGATCTCGACCGCCGACGAAGACGGGTGCCACAGGTTCAGGTTGTCCCAAACGGACCCCCTGCCCTCGATCTTCACCTGCACCGACAGATAGTTGTGACCGGCGCCCGACTGCCGCATGTCCGCAGCCACGATCTCGCCGTCGTACTCCCCAGCAGGGATCGGGCCGAAGCTCGTATCGCTGACAGCGTTGGGGTCCACATCAAAATTAAGTTCAACCATTTGCTTCTTCCTTCTGGTTCGTAATTGCGGAAATCAGTGCGCCCCATTCGAGCGGCAGCTCGTCGGGCATCGGGTATCGGGTTTTCGCAACGAAGTTGGGGCGGCTCGCCACGCGCAAAACGCGCTCGCCAGAGCCGACGGCCTTGATTTTCTTGGTGCCAAACGACGAGGTCGTTTCCTTCGTCGTCATCCTGACGTTGGCAAAGCCCACGACATCAGCGAACTCGGTGTAGAGGTCGCTCGCACGGCGATGCAGCTTGATCTCAAAGCGGTCGAACGCTTCCGTCGTGGGATCTTCAAACCGCTTGACCTGGCTGTGCGCCAGCAAGACGCACGCCATGCCCCGCTCGCGTCGGAGCTGCGTCAGCTTGCCGAGCAGCGCACGGTGGTGCTGGAGTGCCTCAACATAACCCTTCCCGTAGCCCAAGCTTTCCACGCTCGGGATCTTGTTGTCCTCGCAGACCTGCTGCCAGGTCAGCGCCTCGTACCAATCCAAGCTGTCTATGGTGACGGTGGTGTAGTCGTGCTGCTCAGTCAGCAGCTCATCCAAGGCGCCCATGACATCGCCGACCGACTGCGCCAGCGGGAAGCGATCAACGCCAACAACGTCAGCGCCCTCTTCCGTCGGCACAAAGATGCAGCCCTTGCCCGCACCCGCCGCGAGCGTCGTCTTGCCGACGCCTGGGGGGCCGTAGATCAGGAGCCGTGGCGGTGCCATCGCAGCGCCGGTGATGATGTTACTCAGAGGCATGATCTCTCTCCTTCGCTCTCTTCAACAATTGGTGGAATGTCTCTTCACGCAGCATGTAGAGGCGCGGTGATCGGTCAGCGC